TGGTTTATCAAGAGAATCAGCGTAATACGCAACAGTTCTCAGAGAAGGACATGGCAAACGCATATCTACTTGCTAAGTGCATGAATAAGCGTGACCCATTTGATACTAAGCTTGGTTCAAAGATGAAGGCGATCACAACCGTTGATCAGTTCCTTTCAAATTTCTCAAGCAATATTTATACCGAGATGGAACAACAGCTCGTAGTTGCTCAGATGTTCAACCGCATTGCAGTTGACGCTCGTAACTTCCGCGTTCCAGTTGCTGATGAAGATTCAGACGGTGATGTCGCACAATTTGCTTCTGGCACTTTTGCCACAGGCATTGGCGACACGTCAAACGTCCCAACTTCTAATCAACAGTCAATCTCAGCCGTGACCTTTACTCCACATAAGTTCATGGCAACCACACACCTAGCCAAGGATGAAGAAGAAGACACCGTTCTTCCTCTACTCGACTTCCTTCGCGCAGCCGCAACTCGTCGTCTAGCCCGTGCTATTGACAAGTCAATTCTTCGCGGCACAGGTGCCCTAAATGGCTTCACTGCATCACCAACCAACGCAATTACTGCTGGTACTGGTTATGCATCAGTCATTGAGGGTATTACCAATCTAACCGGTGATGCTTCTCTCGAAGTTGCCACTGGTGGCGCAAACGACAAGGTTGATCCAACAGATATCGCCTCTGCTCGTAGCACTATTGGTAAGTATGGTCTACAACTTGGCGACCAGCTTGTATACCTGACATCAATTGAAGGTTATAACAACCTTGTTACAACTTCTGACTTCCGTACCGTTGATAAGTTTGGTCCAAATGCCACTTATCTAACAGGTTCAGTCGGTGCCGTCTACGGTATTCCAATTCAGATTTCTGAGTTCCTGGATGTCGTTGGTGGTTCAAGCCGTCACATTGGTGTTCTAGTCTATAAGCCAGGCTTCATGATTGCCGAACGCCGCGCCATTGAGATTGAGAGCGAGTACGAACCACGTCAGCAGGTCACTGCTATGTACATGAGCACTCGTTTCGACTTCAAGGCTCTTACAACTAACTCAAGCGCTGCACTAGACTCTTCCAAGTACAGCTATGCTTGTACCGTAATTACTGGTTAATACCCCGTAAATATAGTTGGAAATACAAGGGGGAGGTGGGAAACTGCCTCCCTTTTTATTTATAAAGGAGAAAAATATGTTAGATCCCGCAATTAAAGATATGGCTACCTGGGAAGAAGCAGAACATTGGCTATCTCGTCATGGTTATGGTCCTGGTTCTATTGCAGAGCAAAAAGAACTTTGGAAACCTACAGTAGTTAAAGAAGAGCCAAAGACTGTTGATAAACCAAAAGTACAAGCCGTTTCTCAACCTAAAGTAGCACCAAAACCTGTATCAAGTATTTTTGATGCTAAAAAATAATAGAAAGGTAATATCATGGATAGATTTGAGGAAGATTTAGGTAAATTTCCGTTTGTAACTTTAGAACAAGTTAAAGATTATTTATCTATTAGTAGCACTACTAATGATGCACGACTCTCTAATGTAATTAACTATGCCACAGCAGCTATTGAGCACTACATTGGTCAACCTGTTTTGGCTAATAATTATGTAGAAGTGTTTGACGGTGGTGTAAGTGCTGTTTATGTAGGCGCTCTTCCTCTTAATAATGTGTACCAAGTCTCAGAATTTGATGGAGTAGGCTATGATGTATTAGACGACCCTTCTACTATAGGCACTCCAATTCCAAATAAAAGTGATGCTGTATCATTTACTTTCTATGGTGGTGCGCATATTACAGAAAAAGCAAAGAAATTTGGTAAAAGTTCTCTTAAATTAGACGGTTCTGGCGATGTGATTATCGCTGGAACCGTTCCTTCTCAGCTAAAATTAGAAGAAGAAGATTTTACTATTGAAAGTTTTATAAGAATTGATGAAGAATCTCTAAGAAGTAATGCAATTTTTGCAATTAATACGGATGCTTCTAATTATATGGAGTTTAGAGTAATTGCAAACGCAGCATTAGCTTTTGAAGCTAATATTTCTGGCACTGCAAGTACTATTGAAGGCTCAAATAGAAATACAGAGAGTATGCAATTTACTAAAAAGCAGTGGGCACACGTTGCAATGTCGCGAGATTATGTAAATGAAAGGTTAAGACTGTTTTATAATGGTCACATGGTAGCAGATGAGGAATTTACTACCTCAAATCTAACGTTTACAACTAATGTTGAGATTGGTCGTAACTCTTTTGGCACTACAACTAACGATTTTGATGGTTATATTGACGAAATTCGTGTTTCTAATAAGGTAAGGTATGCCGCAAACTTTACTGCGCCTACAAAACGCTTTCGTCCAGATGAAGATACTGTATTTTTAGTGCATTTTGACGGTAAACAAGATGATACAGAAGCAAAAGACGTTCACGCAGCACCTAATGAGTATATGTTTAGTCGTGATACAGGTAGAATTACTCGTGATGTAGGAGATCAAGGCGTACTTGGCAACTATCCTAGTGTTAGAAATAACTACCCAGCACTTACTTTAGGCGGTCCTCCTAAGTTTATGCCTTATCCTAATGGTATTAAGGTAGAATATCGTGGAGGTTATGAATCAGGAAGTGTTCCTTATGATTTACAACTGGCTACTCTTGACTATATTAAGCTAATTTATAAGCAAGATCAAGATAAAAAGGGATTTAGCTTTGAGGGTGAGAGAGGTGATAGATATAATTTAAGTGGTAATTTGCCTCCACATATTCGTAGAATACTAGATTTGTATAGGGTGATTGACTAATGGCTGAAAAAGTTGGAATAACTGTAGACAATATTATTTATGATGGCGGTAAGCCTATAACAGTAAAAACTTTTATTAAAAAACGAAGAGAAGCGATTAGAAAAGGTAAAAGGGGAAATAAAAAAGCCAGATCAACGGCTCTTAGACTAATGTCTGATTTTATTTCTACTAGAGGCCCTTTCAAAGCTCCTACAGGTTCTGCTGCGTTTGAAAAAAAGAGCGCTGCTCCTGATGTGCAGGGAAGTTCTGCAAGTTTTTTAAAAGTTTTAGGGGTAGAACTAGAAAGAACAAGTATAGCCGGAGGTGCTGAAGTATTTCTAGAACTAAAACAAAAAACTACAAAAGATTTTGGAACAACTGTTACTGGAAGACAGCTTACCCGAGATAGTGATTTAGAATCTTCTTTTCAATCTTTTTTTGGTGTAGGTGATAGAGACAAGGTTATAAGAAAAGGAAAAGAAGTAGAGACTTTTACAGATACTCAGATAGATCAAATACCTTCTTCTACTCTTCATAAGTGGATTAATACTGACCAATCTTTAAAAGAATCCTTAATCAAACAGTGTGAACAAAAGTTTGAAAACTTTGCATTAATAGACTATTTAGACGCAGAACACGGAGGTAAGCCTGTTGTTAAGGTGTTGCCGGGTGCTGCAAGGGCTATGAACATAAGTGGTAATTTTAAAAAATTTGCAACACTTTCTGCTAGACAAAGTAGAGATTCTAAATCTGGTCGTGTTAGTATACAAATAGACGTTAAATTAAGTGATGCGTCTATGAAAATTTTTAGTGAAAAAGCAAAAGATGTAACAGAAAAGTTTCATGCTTCTTTAGGTAAGAATTTTTCAGGAAGATTTATTACTTATGCGCTTAAAGAGTTTAATGCCGCAGGTAAATTATCTCCTACTGATTATCTTGAATCTGTTATTTCGTTAGCAGAAGAGTTTGCAAAAGGTAGCAATACACCTTTAGTATATAAAACAATTATAAAGAGTAGAAAACCAGGAACAATAACGCAAAATGTAAATATAGATATCGCACAAAGAGGTGACGAGAAAAGACCTGGAAGATTTATATCAAAAGTGCAAATGACTGCTTTAGTACAAAGAGCTGTAGTGCAGAGGATGCCAAAAGGTCCGCGAAGAGGTCCCCCTCTTTCTGATGATGTTTTAACTTATCGGTCTGGTCGTTTTGCTCGTAGTGTACAGATAGCTCTTTTAAATTATAAAACAAGTGTAATTAAGTTTTTTTATGATCCCGTGTACCAGGTTCACGAGCCTACCAGATCTCCTAGTGATTTAATTGAGTCTTCTATTAGAGAAGTAACTCAACAATTATATGGTAGGCAATTTAATATTTTAAGAGCATAAGATGGCATCACGTAGAAAAGAAATTATAGAATTTATAGTTACTCAACTAAAAGAAATTGATGGAGCGGTGTCAGGTTTTGATGCCTCCTACACCTATAACACTAACGTGTTTAACAATGTTTTTCGTAAATTGAAATTTTTAGATGAGGTAAACGATTTTCCAAGCATTTATGTATCAGCGGGAACCGAAAATAGAGATTTTAATTCTCAAAATTTGACAACTGCAACTTTAGACGCTACCATAAGAATATACATTTACGGAGAAGATGACGCACAGAGCCAGGTAGATAACCTCCTACAGGATGTCGAACACGTTATTTACAGCCTGGGAGATAACTCTGACAAAGGTATTTTAGATATAACTATATCAAACATATCTACAGATGAAGGGTTAGTTACTCCTTATGGTCTCGGCGAAATTGAATTAGAAATATTTTATACTTTACAATAAGGAGAAATAATTATGGCATCTCTTAATCTACAGAGAAACTCTGAGGTGTTCTTTTCAACAGTTGATATTATTAACGGTGCTGCCGCAGCAAACATAACCCCTTCCAATACTTGGAAGCTTGAGGTTCTTGCTGGTTTTGCTGTTACTTCATCCTCTGCTACTCAGGACATCACCTCTCTTGAATCTGGCACTACTCCAGATAGATCTCAGCAACGTTTTAATACCGCTATTAATCCTGTTGACTGGAACTTCCAAGTTTATATGCGTCCTACTGGTGTAGAAACCGGTGCCACCGCTGATGGTACAGACGCAAAAACTAACCAAAGTGGTAACGTAATGCCGGTTGCTGACTGGTTCTTGTGGCAATCTCTAGTTTCTAATACCGCTGCTTCTGATGGTACAGATTATCAGTCTGTTTGGTCTACTGGCGGTAAACTAGTAACTACTAATGTTGCTGCTGCAACAGGCTCTCATAGTTCTCGTTCTAACTTTTCTACCGCAGTAGAAAATCATTTATACTTCAAACTAGATAACGTTGTTTATCAGGTATCAAATGCAACAGTTAATCAAGCTACTGTAGATGCTGGTATTGAAGAAATTGCAACAACTACTTGGGCTGGTTTTGGCACAACACTAAAAGAGCTTACAGGCGATGTTCGTAACAATGCTATTGCTGCTTTTGGTGGTATTCTTAATGACGGAAGCTCTGTTACTGCTAACTCTAACCTTGTAATGGGTGTTGCTCATTCTTATCATCCATTCGGTACAACTAACGTTGCAGCCTCAACAGGCACTAACTCATTCATTAAGAATCGTCTTAGCCAAATTGAGTTCCATCATAAGCCGAGCGCAGCTGGTTCAGACGTTAAGTATGTATTCCCAGTTACTGCACTAAGCTTTGACTACAACAACAATATTACCTATCTAACACC